TTCCAATGTCAGCTTCATCAATTCCTTAGTCGGAGGAGACATATCTTTGAAGCCCTGACCAAAAGGAACAACTGTGAAACCTAAATTCTCTAAGTTCTGTGTCATCTGAACTGCACCCCAGCGGTCAAAGGCGATCTCACGGATGTTATATTTCATTCCAAGCTCCTCAATGAAAGTCTCGATGAATCCGTAGTGAACAACGTTACCTTCGGTAGTTAGAAGGAAGCCTTGTTTCTCCCAAACATCATAATTCACGTGATCTCGTCTAACTCTAAGGTCAATGCTATCTTCCGGTATCCAGAAGTATGGAAGAACCACATACTTGTCATCTTCATCCTGTGGAGGGAAGACGAGTACAAAGGCCGTAATGTCAGTGGAAGAGGAAAGGTCCAGTCCACCATAGCAGACGCGACCTTTAAGGCTTTCTGGATTAACGGGAAAAGCACAGGCATCCCATTTATCCATTGGCATCCAGCGAATAGCCTGCTTAACCCATTGATTGAGTCGAAGCTGCCTGAAGCTATTTTCTTCAGCGGGGTTTTGTCTCGCAGACTCGTAGGCCATTTTTACTTTATCCATGCTGACAGTGATGCCAAGGGACGGATTCGCCTTCTTCCATACCTTTGGATCGGACCAGTCGTCTTCAAGAGCTGCACCATAAATAACAGGATAGAAGGTAGGATCATTCTTTCTTCCTGCCATGATGTCTAGAGCTTTCTGATGCACTTCCCAGCAGATACTGTTTTGATTATCGCCGGCAGTGGTGATAAGAAAATATAGAGGCTGCATCCTGGCATCACCACTACCTTTTGTCATAACATCATAAAGCTTTCTATTGGGTTGGGTATGCAGTTCATCAAATACAACGCCATGGGTGTTGAAGCCATGCTTGTTTCCAACATCCGCTGAGAGCACTTGATAGATGCTTCCAGTAGGTTGGTAGATGAGCCTTTTCTGTGAGTCCAGTATCTTTACCCGCTTGGATAAGGCAGGGCACATGCGCACCATATCCGCTGCTACATTAAAAACGATGGAAGCTTGGTTACGATCTGCAGCACAGCCATAAACCTCAGCACGTTCTTCGTTATCTCCGCAGGTTAAGAGCAGGGCAACAGCCGCCGCCAGCTCACTTTTTCCCATCTTCTTTGGTATCTCTACATAAGCTGTATTAAACTGGCGATAGCCATTTGGTTTTATGGTTCCAAATAAATCACGGATGATTTGCTCTTGCCAATCTATAAGTTCAAAGGGCTTTCCTGCCCAAGTTCCTTTGGTATGGGAGAGGCATTCAATAAAACCTACTGCATAGTCCGCCATCTCCTTGCTGTAATGGGAATCTTTCGCCATGTAAGAGGTTGGTTTATACTTCTTTAGTTTTCGGATATGCGGACACCTCCTTTAAAAAGATATAAAAAAATAACTCATTTTCAAGTGGTTTATAAATTTAGGGTAATCTAAAAGGGATTCAATTGAACCCCTTTATTTTCCATATTCTAATGCAATTAATTTTATTATATGACTATCGACTTAGCTCAGGAATGGACATCATATGTCGTACGTGCTTGATACAATAAAAGAAAGCACACGATTGGAGGTCTATTCCATGGCAAAACAAATTCCGACCACATTATTTGAGTTTCAGAACCAGTTTAATTCCCAGGAAGCCTGTCACGACCACCTTTATAAGATGAAATGGCCCAATGGTTTTCAATGTCCAAAATGCAGTCATACCAGAGCTTATGAGATCAACACCAGAAAGCTGCCACTCTATGAGTGCTGCGCATGCCGACACCAAACAACGGTGCTTGTGGGTACTGTCTTTGAAAAAACAAGAACGGATTTACGCAAATGGTTCTGGGCGATCTTCCTGGCCTCTCATGATAAGAGGGGTGTATCTGCACAACTAATTGCCAATCAATTGGGTGTCTGCTATCATACAGCCTGGACAATGCTCCACAAAATTCGTCGGGCAATGGGTTCGCGAGATGCCCATTACCAGCTGGGCGGTTTGGTGGAGATGGATGATTCTTTTTTCGGAGCGCCAACACCAGGTGGTAAACGCGGACGTGGAACTGATAAAGTCAAAGTGTTGATTGGGCTGTCGTTGAATCACAAGGGCTATCCCACATTCTTGAAAATGAAAGTAGTGCCAAATCTTAGAGGGTCTACACTTACAGAATTTGCGCAACACAATCTCGAAGATCAGTCGACTGTACTCAGTGATGCTTATCGTTCCTACAATGCTTTATCAGCTGACTATGATCACAGCCCTCAAAATTTTTCGCCAGATAGTAACCCAGACCATCTTAAATGGCTCCATATCATCGTTTCCAACGCAAAGGCCTTCATCATGGGCACCTATCATGGCCTGAGCGAGAAACACCTTCAATCGTATTTGGATGAGTTCTGCTATAGGTTCAACAGAAGATCGTTCAAAGGCGAACTGTTTAATCGCTTGGTCCACTGCTGTCTGACCAACCAGCCAGTCACTTATCCTGAGCTAATCAGATAGTCATATTTTATTATTTAACTATATTTTAGCATTTTATAAATCACTACTTTAGTATTACTGCCGTGTGATTCTAACACTCTTGTTTTACATTTACACACTATAGTGTCTAAATAGCTCTAAAGCACATCTTTTAATATCACTTACCCTGTCGGTCCAAGCCAGCTCTTCATCCATATACTCACAATTAAAGATTTCATTGGACATTTCAGTAACAATTCTATGAGCAGCAATTGAATGTCCATTATCAGGATTAGTATTATCAGCTTCACCTAATACTTCAAGCATCTTCTTGTCATCTGGCCAATAAATTAACTCCACCAATTTTGCACGGTATTCTAGATCAACATTCGATATTCCTGGAAAATTTTTTATGTCATATCCATGTTGTGCTTCATGTTTTAAAAAAGAAATGTTAAATTCCTTACTTTCGATATCATATACACTTTTCACACAATATAAAGTCCCATCCTTACCAATCCATCCACCCGTTCCAGTAATACCAAATGAAATATAATCTAACCAGCTACGAGATATAAAACCATCCATCATTATTATTGTAAATTGTTCTATGCTGTTTGGTAATTCAACTTCATAAGTTACCCTTGTTGAATCTTTCCAAATATATGGACCATACCAACCTGATGTGTCTCCTCCTAAATATTGATACCCCTCTTTAGTCACAATTTTCGCTATCTCATTCTCTATATCATCATCTATCATAGAATGAGAACTATTCTTAGAGTACTCCTTTAAGCTCCGAAACAATTCCTTCTCTGCATCATCTTTTTCAACGCCACGCCAAAAAATATCTTTATAGTATTCTTGATATATTTTATCAATTCCAAAGATAACTTCATTGTTTGTTCTTTTCCAATACTGACCTTCATCAAAAATATTAATATACTTGCTAAGTAATTCTTCCTTTTCCTTAAATACTCGAAGATAATCAACTGCATCACGCAATTGTCCTTTCCATAAAAATGTCTTAAATGTTAGTTCATCAAACACACTTATACTCTCCTTTTTCTTTATTATCTTTAAGTGAATAAATAATGATTGTTATTATTAAGTATGTTCTTATAACCAAATGTTATTAATGGATTATGCCTATTAGCACATAGCTCAATATATTAATATCATACTAAAACATAAGATGACATTCAATGATTTCAATCAGATCCCAAAATAGACCCTTAAGGTCTTCTGTAACGAGGAAAAGAGCTATACAGCCCTGTTCCATTGTGCTTTTAATCTTGTTGTTAATTGTATTCCTTCATCAATATTTCAAGTGCAGCTTGCGCATTGGCGTCGATGGGTTCAATGTCCCAGCCTCTGTCATAGTTCGCAACAACTTGGTCATCTCGCTTTAGCATCAATTTTGAAATCCTACCCTCATCAATGCCGTAAGGGGAGCCTAAGTCAAAGCTTTTAATCCAGTACTGAATGGTTCTGTTTTCGACTTCGATTTTCCTTAAATCCTAACCAAGATTGCTGGTAGAATTTGCTTTTCGCCAGTCTGCCAGTCGATGTGGCTCGTCTTAACCTTGGTAAGTCCCTCCATCCTGCAACCGTGCTTTTCAAATTCGGCAAGGGTTGCGATCAGCCCTGAGAAGGTGCTTGAAATGGTGATGTGGTTGATTCCATAGGCTCTGCAGGCTTTAACAATGGGTTCAATGTCGTAATCCCAAATGACCTCAGAAAAGTCGATGGTGTCGTTTCCTGCTTCCTTACTTCTTTCGTACGCCCAGTACATGGTGCTGTTGATTCCAGACTCCTTAAAGTTTGCTCCGGTTGATTTGGCTTCTTCAAACGCTTTGATTTCTTTCATGTTCTCATCCTCCATTTAGTGTGGTTTTGTTTTGGTATTACATATATCACTCTAAACGAGAATAATAGCAAGTCATTTCTGTAGTAATAGAGCAGGTTTTCAGTTTAATCTTCAATCGCGGTGTAACGCGAGAATTCGTAGCCTTCCGTACTAGACAATATCTTTTCGCCAGTGGCTTTGTTGATGACCCTAATGCATCGAAGCTCGCCTTTTTCGTTGGTCCCGCCATCTGACTTCTTGATCCAGGGCTGATCCTCTAGAAAATTACTGGTGAACTTTTTAAACTCTGAATCACTGAGTTCCACTTCTCGAATCACTGTGTAATCAGAACCAATGACGCCATCTTCCTTTGCTTCTTCAGTTGCCTCTCGTAGTTCCTTAAGGTTGTAGAACTTTCGACCAAATAATGCCTTCATTGCTATGCCTCCTCCCTGGACTTTTCATCGATTGACTTGCAGGAATCAATGCCATAAACCACATTCAGGCTACTCCCGTTGTCCCACTGAACCATGATGGAGCCTGTGTCATCAACGCCCCACACGGTGCCTTTTGTGCCCGCTGGTGGTGCTTGCACATCATCCATCCAAAGGAGCTGGACTCTGACACCAGCGGGGTACTGCTTGCGTAGAAGGGCCAGTCTTTCTTTACTGATCGGTTTCATTAGGAGCACCTCCTTTGAAAGCACTGCTGCCTGATAGGTTTTGAAGGAGAATCTTTCTGTGTGTTTTGAATTCCTCTCCAATAAATCCAAGGCGGAGAAGGAAACACCTAAATGCGTATTTCTCATTATCGACTTCTTTTTCTTTTACGGTGATTCTCTTTTGGGTTTTCGCCATCTCACACAGCTTTGTAATGAACTGGGAGTAGGCTTTTATCTCGTCTGGATTTGGCAGCTCTGAAAACCAAGGAAAGCTAATGCGCTCATCATCGGCTTCAATGGGGAGGGCATCCACATTCAGCGCTTTCTTGATGAGGTTTCCTTTTGCTTCTAACAACTTTGTTAGCTTTTCAAAATCTTCATCGGAAAGGGAGTCTTTTGGTATCTGTATGATGAGTCCCGTTTCCTCAGGTTCCGCTTCTGCAGAATCCAGTTCACCTGTTTCAGCTTCAAATCCTGCATGGGCAAGATTCTCAATAAGGTGTTTAAGTTCAGTAGTAGTGACTTCGGTGTCAAAGGTTAGCTCTCCGTCTTTTCCAATGTGGTAGGGTCCGACCTGGTAAGCGCAGGATGGAACACCCAGGTATTTTGAAGGAACCTCTGTGATTTCGCTGATGAGCTTCACCAGTCTTTTTCGTTCATTACCAGTTACGTTGTAATTGATTTTCATGGTTTTGACCTCCTTGTTTTTGGCTTACTACATATATCACTCTAAGTGATGTTAATAGCAAGTCTATCTTTCGATAGTTGTGTTAATTATTTTCAGGGAGGTCACTGTAGCGGTATTCTTTGCCGTCACGCAGGAGATAAACGTCATCTGAAGTCTGTGCTCCAGAAATGTAGCGTTCAATAATTACATCACAAAACTTTTCATCAAGCTCAATGGTGTGACAAATCCGCTGGGTCTGATCACAAGCAATGAGGGTGCTACCAGAACCGCCAAAGGGATCCAGGACAATGCAGTTACTGAGACTTGAATTAAGAATAGGATGGGCCACAAGAGCCACGGGCTTCATTGTCGGATGAGAGCCATTCTTCTTAGGTTTTTCAAATTCCCAGATAGTCGTTTGCTTTCTATCAGCGTACCAGTTGTGCTTGCCTTTTTTCTTCCACCCAAATAGCACAGGTTCATGTTGCCATTGGTAAGGGGACCTACCAAGGACCAGAGACTGCTTCTTCCAGATGCAGGTTCCGGAGAGATAGAAGCCCGCTTCAGAAAAGGCTTTTCTAAAGTTCAACCCTTCTGTATCAGCATGGAAAACATAGATAGAGGAGTCCTGCGTCATCACGGCTTCCGTATTGGTAAAGGCTGCCAGTAGGAACTCATAGAAAGCAGAATCACCCATATTGTCGTTTTTGATTTTACCGGCTGAGCCTTCATAGTTTACATTGTAAGGGGGATCTGTCACCACCAGATTTGCCAGCTTTCCATCCATAAGAAGAGTGAAGGTTTCTGCCTTAGTGGAATCACCGCAGACCAGTCTATGGGGACCAAGCTTCCAGACATCGCCGAGTTTTGTCATGGCGGGTTTTTCCAGCTCCGCATCCACATCAAACTCATCATCGTGAATGCCATCTTTCAAGGAATCCTTAAACAGGTCATCCAGTTCAGAGGGATCAAAACCTGTAAGGGAAACATCAAAGTCTGCACCCTGCAGATCAGCGATAAGAAGGGCTAGCTTATCCTTATCCCAATCGCCAGAAACCTTATTCATTGCAACGTTTAATGCCTTTTCCTGTTCAGTATTAAGATCTACTACAACGCAGTCCGCTTCCTTTTGACCTAGATGCTGAAGCACACTAAGTCTTTGATGACCTGAAATCACAGTGTTGCTGTTTTTTGCATTAACGACGATAAGCTCCACATATCCAAAATTTTCAATGGAGGCTTTAAGCTTTTCAAACTCTGCATCTCCTGGCTTTAACTCTTTACGAGGATTGTATGCTGCCGGATTCAGATCTGACAGTTTTATTTTTTGTATATTCATATCAAACACATCAACCTTTCTTTTATCAATAAACGAGCTATTTGCCAGTCTCCGATAATTTCATTCACTTTCTTACCCTCATGTTCAACAGTTCTATGACATGAGGAGCATAATGTCACAAGATTATGGAGGTCTCTCGATCCATTAGCACTAACCGGAATAATATGATGAACATTAAGATTATCTTTAGTACCACATCGACGACAAACTTGACCTCGTTTGATTGTGGCACTCAATTTATTCCACTCGTAATCATATGGACCATAGGTACGCTTTTTCATCGCATTGTTTCGTAAAACTTGAATCATACGGTCACGCTGTTCATCACTATATTCATTCCATCTCAGAGAGGTAGCTTCTCCAATTCTCTTTTTGGTTTCCGTTGAGTGATAGTCAGACCCTAGTTTTTTCTTTCGAGCCTTCAATCCTTCACTCACTTTTTTTCTGAAATGGGGGTCTTTATTTTTCTCAACTATATCTTTACGTGTTTTTTGCCAGACATTCTGACAGGCAACTGAACAGAAGAAGTGTGATGGTATCTTATGAGCAGCATATCTTCGTGAATTTTCTTTTCCACATGTTTCGCAAACGTAGTGAATCTTCATATCTTTTCACGCTCTTCATAGAATTTTTCTGCCACCTTTCTTAAGTTTAGATTGAAATCCACGTTCTCCCACGGGAAGAGAGATGAGTTGAAGTGACCGTAGGTTGCTGTATCAGAGTAGATTGCATTTCTTAACCAGAGCTTTTCAATGATGGCCGCTGGACGTAAGTTGAAGATCTCTATTACAAGTTCACTTAAATCCTCATCACTGATTTTTCCCGTACCAAAGGATGTGACATTCACTGCCACTGGGTTTGCTTTACCTATGGCATAAGAAATAGCGACCTCGCATTTATCAGCAAGCCCGCTCCAAACAATGTTCTTAGCAATGTACCTGGCCATATAGGCACCGCTTCGGTCAACCTTAGTTGGGTCCTTTCCACAGAGTGCCCCACCACCATGAGAAGCCAGACCACCATAGGTGTCCACCATGATCTTTCTGCCAGTCAGCCCGGTATCAGCAGCAGGGCCGCCTTCAACAAATCTGCCAGATGGGTTGATGAGTATTTCAGTGTCATCATCCAGTGGGAAGTCCTCAAAGCACTGCCAGAGCACGTTGTTTAAGATATCTGATTCTAATTGCTTTTGAGTTTTGTCCTTATGGTGCTGCACGGAAACTACTACAGTCTTAACGCGGATAGGTTTATCTCCGTCATACTCGACCGTTACTTGGGCTTTTCCATCTGGCATAATGCCCTTGATGATTTTTCCTTTTCTACACTCATCAATGCGCTTTACGATTCTGTGAGAGAGAAGTAAAGGTAGCGGAAGCATTTCACGGGTTTCATTGGTAGCATAGCCATAAACAGTGCCTTGATCACCAGCACCGATGGAACTGTATGGGTCAATGATTCCATTTCTTGCTTCAATTGCTGTATCTACGCCAGCAGCTATATCTACACTTTGATGATGTACAAACACAAATACTGTAAATTTCCATGGACTATAGCCCACCTCACGAAGTACATTTTTTACGATAAGGCGGATGTTAATTTTTTCGCTGCAGGTGATCTCGCCCGCCACGATGATTTTACCTTTAGTAGCCATGACTTCACAGGCCACGCGTGAAGCTTTGTCTCTGCGAAGGCAAGCATCCAGAATGCTGTCAGCGATTAAATCAGAAAGCTTATCAGGATGTCCCTTGCAGACACTTTCTGCGGTTCTGTAGTTTTTACTCATATCATTATCTCCCATCTATTTTTATTTGCCCCTTCGAGCAGAAAGCAGTCTTTCCATCACATCATCCTGAGGATTTGCTCCTTTGTAATCGCCAGTACAGTTTTCTTTTACGATCTGGAATATCTCAATCCACAGCCGATTGGTCTGGTTCATGTAGTTCTGACCCATGGATACATAAGGACTTTGAATGGCATTTCCAGTGGTGGGGTGCTTAGCAAGAAAACCATATTCAGTAATGGCTTCCTCACACTGAATCCACCTGGCAACACTCATGGCATACCGTTCAAGGAGCTGCGGGGAAACCAAAGCAGCGCAGCCACGCTTATCCAGCCACTGCCATGTGGCTTTGTAGATTTCACCTGCTACAAGAGCCTTACCATCTTTTTGAATGGCCTCAAGCATCTTATTTGGTTCAGGCATCTCTTGTCCCTCAAGATCTGCAGTATCGGAAAACTCCATCACAGTGAGTTTCCTACCACCAAGATTTCCTTCGGCTATTTTGTCAGCCAAGGGTTTCTTTTTTGCCCCTGCACCAACACGAGCGCCACCTCTGTTCGTACCGTCTTTTGCCAATGATCACACCTCCTTTACAAAATGGGGGCTATACCCCCGTTTGAATCTGCGTTTTTTAACACGAAGCCCCAGCCCGCTGTCCAAAATTTTTAGTTGTAGGGATTTAGGTACCCGCACCCCACCGGTCACCACTTTCAGCAGTGATCTTAGAGTGACATGACTTACAAAGGGCCATTAGGTTACTGGTTTCATTGCCACCGCCTTTGGAGAGCGGTAGGATGTGGTGCACTTCTTCAGCAGCTTTAATTCTTCCATTCCTATCACACTCTTCGCAAAGAGGATGGGCTTTGATGTAGCGGTCCCTGATACGCTTCCAGGACCTACCGTAGCGTTTGTTTGACGCAGGGTCTCGTTGGTACTGGTTGTAGCGTTTTGCAACCACCTTCTTATGCTCGGCGCAGTATTGCTCGCTGTCTGCAAGCCGACCGCAGCCTGGGTAAGCACAGGGACGCTTAGGTTTGTATGGCATGGGTTCACCTCCTTTTGGGCATAAGAAAAGCCCTCGTGGGGTGTTCCCATGAAGGCTCTCGCTCTACTCTATTTTCCTAATTATACAATAACACAAAAGCAATAGTGGTATCTTGTTGCAAAGTGTTGCAAGATGTGCAAACTATACTTTGATGGGATCCTCAGGAAGAGTTACATGGTTAATAGCTTGATTATGCCACCTATAAACCGTTGTTCTATCAGCATTAAGCTCATCCCCAATTTGTTCCCAGGTTAAGTTATGGACATACCGATAGCGAAGTACCATGCGTTCATCCGTGTCTACTACCTCGTTGATAACACATCTTATCTGTTCTTTAAGGGCTACAAGGTTATCGATCTCTGCATTTATCCTTCTTTCCAAATCCATGATCCGCTCCAAGCACCTAACAAAATTCCCCTCAGAATTTCTTGAAGTCTGGACCTTTTCATCCCACCTTGGAGATGATACGCTCGTAGCCATATCTTTAAGACACTCCATCTCCTCAATGTGAGATTGTATTCTTTTATCTAGCCTATAGGCCTGGTGTAAATATTCTTTTACTTTCATGTTTCTCTTACCTCCGATCGTATTTTTTTAAGCAGGTAATCTCCATCAACAGAGGTAAGTTCTCTATACCAATCAGAGTGGAAGAAACTCTCCACCTCAGCTTTTGTATATTTCGCAGGTTCATATCGCGGACGCTTCATCAGCTTCTTTAGTGCATCCCTGTAGTCCTTTGCCGCTTGTAAGACTATGGCGTTGGCTAAGTTTTCATATGGATCAATCATTGATTCACCTCCAGTTTTGCTTTTACTGCCTCAATCAAAGTTGCCTGAATTTTTTCTTTTTTACTTAGTGCATCCATAACATTTTCATCTATAGTGTCTCTAGCAATGATGTGATGAATGACAACCGTGTCCTTTTGCCCTTGCCTATAAAGACGGGCATTGGTTTGCTGATAGAGCTCCAAGGACCAGGTAAGACCAAACCAGATCAGGGTGGAGCCACCACTCTGAAGATTAAGTCCATGTCCAGCACTTGCTGGATGAATAACAGCTACAGGAATCTCTCCTTCATTCCACTCTTCAATGTCCTTTGATGACTTTAGCTGCCTTACAGGAAATCTCTTCTGGATGCGTTCCAGATCATGCTTGTACCAATAGGCTACAAGCACCGGTTTCCCGTTTGCTCCTTCGATCAGGTCCTCCAGTGCATCCAGTTTTCTATCGTGAATAAAATGTGCCTTGTTATTTTCATCATAGACTGCACCGTTGGCCATCTGCAGGAGTTTCCCAGAAAGCACAGCAGCATTCGCCGCATCAATTTCCTCTTCACCTAAACTTGCTACCATCTCATCTCGGAATTTTGAATAAATGCTCCATTCCTTTTCGCTCAGATAAACAGGCACTTCGTTTATGATGCATTCTGGCATTTTGAGATAATCCGAAGATTTCATGGAAATCGTAATATCCGATATTTGGTTATAAATCTTTTCTTCAGCTCCTGACTGGGGTTTATATGAAAAGATGATCTCAGCATTTCGCTTATCCGGTACAAAGTAGGCACTCCGGTAGTGGGTTATGTACCTACCAAGTCTCTGACCTAAATCAAGGATGCGAAACTCTGCCCAAAGGTCCATAAGTCCATTACTTGAAGGGGTACCCGTCAGACCAACAATTCTTTTTACTGTTGGCCTGACTTTCAGAAGGCTTTTAAAGCGCTTTGCTCCATAGGACTTAAAAGAAGATAACTCATCAACGACAACCATATCAAAGTCAAAGGGTACACCACTTTTGTTTACAAGCCAGTCTACATTTTCACGATTGATAATATAAAGGGTGGCTCTTTTCATAAGAGCATCTTTTCTCTCTTTTTCAGTTCCAACAGCCACTGAATAGGATAAGCATTGAAGGTGATCCCACTTTTTTATTTCTGTTGGCCATGTTTGGGATGCGACTCTTAATGGAGCGATGATCAATACTTTTCTGATTTCAAATCGATCAAGGCATAGGTTGAAGAGCGCAGTGAGCGTTATAACTGTTTTACCAAGACCTAACCCATGTCCAAAAACAGGGCTGTTATCTCATTCTTATCGATATAATCGATGCAAAATTTTTGATAATCATGTGCTTTGAACATCATAAGGGCATCACCTCCTTCACTGGATTCAGAGGTATTCCCCCACTCTCAAAAAAATTTCTAATCTGAGCATGATATCTCATATGATCAGCACTTGACGAGAAAACCATCAAGTTATCAGGATTATTATTTCTTCGATTGCCGTCAATGTGATGAACAACCTCATTCTTTTTTAGTTTTCTACCAAGTTTTTGTTCTGCCACCACCCTATGAGCATGTCTTCCATAATATTTTGTATATGTTTTTCCTTCACCTGTGCCTAGCCTAGCTTTTCTCATTTTTGCTCTCATCTCTTTCGTCATCTTTGTTGGGTTCAACTTGCGATTTAACTCTGAGAGATGTGCTGACATTTTTGTATAATCTTTGAGTTCATAATATCCAGTAGGGTTTATACTTTTATTGCTAAAATCAGATAAACACTTACGAGAACAGAAGTTGTGCTTTTTTATTTGTGATGGGTATTTGTAAATTTCTTTACCACACCAATTACATTTCATTTTTGATTTCATCCAGCACCCCTCCAATCTGCTCTACACCATCAATGCAGTAAACCAAAAACCCTAACGCTTCCAGTTGCCTTTTTCGTTTTACTTGCAGTGGACGCATCTTTTGTCCCGGTGCCTTTAATTCAATAAAGGCCATTCTTCCCATAGGTAAAAGTACAATTCGGTCTGGCACACCATCTAACCCTGGACTTACAAACTTTGGTGCCATACCACCCCTCTTTTTCACTTCTGCCACCAGTTTTTGCTCTATATATTTTTCAGTCATTTTACCTCCCATCTGACACAAGTGACACAAAATCACAAGCGTTCCCCTATATTTACTAACGCGCGTGTACGTGCGCAGGTATTCACTATCTACTTTTAAGAAATAGCATTTCTAATATAAGGGGAAATCTTGTGTTGTGTTGTGTCACCTATTTGCCATAATGATAAAGTCGCTGCCTGCCATAAATCGGCAAACGCTTAATACTGCTGGTTCGTTCCCAACCAGGAATCTGCGCCATAAGTGCTGCGATCTGATAACTATCGGTGGTCTTTAGCTCTGGGAGATTACGATTGAAGCATTCACACCATATCTCAGCATTACTTACAGAAGTTCGTGTAACAGTACCTGTATGTCTTTCTCCGCCAAATTCGCTGCCGCTTAGGTAATTTCTTCTGGCAAACAAATCCAAACTATCCCAATCATCTGGAAGCAGTGTATTCAGGTATTCCTCCACCATACCAACGCGCTCGTCAGCCTCCATGGCACCCTTCTGTGCCTTTTCAGCCTCATCTAAAACGTCACCTTCTAGATACAGTTTTTCGCCTGAATTCCATATTTCTTTTGCTTCGGCCCAGAACTGCTGTCTGTATTCTTCCGTGAAATTCCAGGTTTTCTTCTGCTTTTTCTGATGTACCTTGATGATCCAAAAGCGGCGATTACCTGTAATGTCACGCAAATATCCACGTTCTCCATTTACCGTTGCAATGACGATACATTGTCTAGGATGGCTTTCCACAACTCTGCCATAGGACGGTCGATACTTATCATCAGAGGTAGAGAGGAATGCTTTTACTTTTTCAATGTCGGCTTTTTTCATACCAGCAAGCTCACCGATTTCAACTACCCAGAACCCCTGAAGTTTTTCAGCACCGGACTTGTCGTCCATATCTGTAAGGGACAAGGTTTCAGAATAAAAATCTGTTGTTACCAGATCTTTCAAAATTGTGCTTTTACCAATCCCCTGATCGCCATCCAGCACTGGAACGCAGTCAAACTTAATACCAGGGACATATATCCGCGCAACCGCCGCTGCAAAGGTCTTTCTAGTCACTGTCCGTATATACTCTGTATTCTCAGCCTGAAGATACTTGATGAAAACATCCTCCACACGTTTCACGCCATCCCACGCAGGAAGGGAATCAAGGTAATCCCTTATAGGGTGAAATCTCCGATCATCAGCAACTTTGGTAAATGCTACATCGTGGTTTCTGCTTGAGAACGGAAGGTAGCGAATATCCATAATGGACTTAAGCTGGGCTGTATCAGCATCCCTCCAAAATACGTTACCTTCCGGTCTTTCCCATGGTAGTGGTCCAGTGACCTGGATCCGATTGGCTAGATCGTTGAATGCAAAGTTCTTAAAATCCGGATCATGATTCAGGATAAGGTTTAAGTTGTAGACGCTGTTTTCAAGTACTTGACTTCGGGGCTGATATTTCAGTTTTTCTTTCCAGTTGTCACCAACATCTGTGAAATCTGCTTCAGCTTCTGCAAGTTTCTCATTGGTAGCAAAGACTTTCACTTCTTCGATCTTCATGGCAAAATCACACATGCTTTTGAAGGACTTTTTAACATCATCATCACCGAACTTATGAATACGGACGATGTCAAAGGCATTACATAATTTAAGGTATGCAGGATCCTTGGCATGATGGCTGTATACGAACTTGCCACCTTCCTTAATTTCAACACCCGCCATACTGCTTGACTCTATAAAATGGTAGCGTTCTTCATTTTCTGTTGGCTCGTAGATATCTGATAAAAATACATCGATTGCTTTTGTTACGGGGAAGTAGACTCTATTGAAAAGCCCGACAACACCTTCCTTATCAAGAGGATCATGCACCTTCTGATGCGACACTGTATTGGCCTTGCTCTCCCTAGATGAAGTTGGAAGTCTTGTAGGATCAGTCCATTCTGGATGAGCTGTTAAAATATCATCTGGATTAAGCCAGTCCTTGTCCACTTCCTTATAAACAAAATCTCCATTGGAAGGGGTACTTGGCCAGTACATAAGCTGATTTGGCAAATAGGAACATTCATCGAAATAATCCATACCGAGCATCTGTGCAAGATACCTTGAAACCGCTACAAATTCCTCTGGGGTCACGTCTCTTGTTAAAGGCAAGATAATGCGCACCCTCGGATTTTCTATTGTGCTGCTATGGGTGGAGTAGAGAACTGAAGTATAGGGAGAACTTGCTTCATAGTTTTCAAGAAACTCTTTATCAATTCGGTCACCATCTAAAGCAATCATTGAACGAAGCTCCACAGTATCGATTTTCCTGCGACCACCTTTTAGAACACCTGCAACAAAACCACCATGGTCTTTTGCATCATCCTTTTGGGCTTTGTTAAACTTGGCATATTCTTCTGTTGATTCTGTTGTTCGGATTGGAGTTTTCAATCTCTCTTTTAGTGCGTCAAATGTTATTTCTTTATTGACCCACTTCTTTGCCTGGCGGCTGTTACCGTAGGCAATGGCTAGTTTTCTCATAAAGCCTCTACCTCCTCAAAATCCTTATTGAAATATCTGACCGGTTGTCTACGTTTCTTTGCCTTTTCTATTTCAATACTCATGCCTTTTGAGATAACATCACCAAGTACCCAGACTTCCTGGCACTTGCCCATAAGGATGATGTCCATGAACATTGCCAGTTCGCGTTCTTTTTCATTGTTATCATCCATAAATTGAGGAAACATAAGATGGGGAGCCAGTGGGATATTTCCTTTTTCTAATGCAAAGCGGCAGAAGTCCTGCGCTCGTTTAATATTTCTTTCGGTGTCCCCACTAAAAGGAGAACATATATAGACAAGAGGCTTGAAGGCAGCTTTTGACGCTGCCTTTTCCTCTCGAGATACATTACTTAATGCTTCATATGGAGTAGGGTCATAGTATCCTTCAGCATTGTATTTATTTATGCTCATAATAGCGCCCTCCTTTAGATAAGTTCTCTGCTCTTAGAAACCCCATTAAAAATTCTCGTAAGAATATCCCACATTCATCTGTTTCAAGCCATAGCACATTTTTTTCATCAACGAACCCTGTGATAACTGTATCTTGTAAATTCCCATCATTAGTAAGGCTTGCTTTAAGCGGAAATAGCTCATCTACTAATTCAATTAAGTCTTTTGAGTCTAGAACTTCAATTACATCAGAGTTTCCTGTTTCTTTCGCCACTTCTTTTACTATAGCTACAGCGTCTTCATAAGAAAGTAAATGCCACTCTCCTATAAATCTAAATCTCTTTAGTCGGTCTAAAATTTTACTTTCTACCTCGTATCCATTTTGATAAGGCCCTAATGCTAAATACCTTGAAGCATAAAATCCACCAGTTCTTTCCAAACACTTAATTCTTTCTATATAATTCTTTGAAACCCCAATCTTAATTTGATTTTCGGATTTTTCCATTATATAAACCCATTGGTCTGGCTTTTTAATTTCTTTACGCATTTTGAACCTCCATTTCTATCTGCGGCAAAATCCCATCGCCCTTCAGCTGCTCATAAATGAAGAGTCTTCCTTTTTGCGTCCATTTGGTATGAACTTTCGTGTGTTGTATGCCTTTGCTATCCTCATAAATGTGAGTGTTGGTTTTGGTGTATCCATTGGGAGCATATTTTTGATACAAGAGCCAAATATCACCTTGCTTGAATTGGATCCCTTTTTCATGAAGGTATTCATTCATACGAATCCCGCTCCAACCGTAGTCTTTTGCAATAACAGAGATGTTCACGGCATCCTTGCATTTAAGAACCACATCGTAATAAGTAGCTTTGGGTTTCATTTCAGCAATTTGCTGCTGCCCCACTGCAACTGCTGCCATAAGTCTCTTGTTCTTCTCACGTTCTTCCTTAAGTGCAGTAAAGGCGGCGATAGCAAGATCGGGATCGGCAATCAAATCATCTGTTGCGTACATACCATGCTTGCGAATGGCAGGGAGCACCTCGCTTGTAACCCATCGTTTGAACCTGTGCAGCTTATCGATTCTATCTTTTATCTCAATGGGGTACGCATTTGACACTCCATCTCTATTTGCCTTTTGCGGCTGCATCGTAAATAGAAGAGAGTAGAGGCCGCTTTCATTTACAAATATCGCTGTCTGCTTTCTACCTAGAGAATCTGTGATTTTTATTGTTCTTTTATCTTCATCATCTACTCGGCCAAGACTTCTATTGTGGTTTCTATCACCAAAAATTGTGCATATGTCTTTTCCTACAAACCATGGTTCATTATTGACAACCGAGCTGCGTACAGCGCCAAACTCATCACTATTAAAAACTCGCAGTGTATTCATTTTGCACCTCCTGCCAATACTTGCCTCATGAAACTGCAGGCTATTTCGGAATCTTTCTCCATCCTCTTTGTTTCATCCAAAAAGCAGATATCATCCGGCATATCGCTTAGAACCTGTTGAAAGGAAACTTCGTAAAGTTCAGTATTTCCTTTCTGATAATCGCTGAAATGGCGATGCAATATTAGTTCATTTCCCCAATAATTTGTGTGCCCTTGGCTTAACAACAAATCTCCAATAACTGTGTTTCCATATCTTTCAGCCTGCCTTTTTAAAGACATCACCCTTTGATACGGATTCTTTGTGCTGCCGATCTTGACCGCACCGCCCCACTCAAGGATATAGAAGAAACCGATATATTCACTCATCCTTGATTTTTCGATTTCCTTCAGAGAGCCAAACTCTGCATTTTTGTAAATTTGTAATTCCATTAGAATTACCTCCTTAAAATTTTTTGGAGGTCTTGACCTCCTACCTGGTAGCCTTGGGAGAATGTCAAATCTGACGGTTTTTATATTCTTTTTCCAATTTTTTTGTTGCTCGTTTTAACTTCTGAGTAATGTTGTTTTCATCAGCACCTATGGAGCTGGCATATTCGCGGATTGACATACCGTCTATGCGAACTGCGATAAACATATCCGCCCAATC